ATGCCAAAACTCTCTACTAAAAAGCGCACCGATGGACTAGTCATCATCTCGGAGGAGCAATCCCTTCTCCCAGACATCTACCGTCCCGACGACCGCGACCTCCGCATCTTGCTCGACCGCGCCGTTACTGAAAGTGACTGGGTAGCTTTGTTCCAGAAAGCAAAGGATATGGCGTTCTCCGGCGGACAAGTCGGAGTAAAAGCGATGGAGTTCTTAGCTAAGTATCGCTTTGGCCTACCAGCGCAGATGACAGCACAACAGAGTGACAGGCAAGTTCCCATCACCGTGATTGAAGTCATGCGCGGATTGCCTGTTGGGAAAGAGGAACAAATAGAACCATCACCGAAACTAGAAGATAAAGTAGAGGAAGTAGCTGAGGTTAAGCAAGAGGACTCGGTTCCATTCTAATGTATTCTTCTAGCATGACTCGTGGCAATTCTAATACTTGCTCCGCCTATGTTGGGAAGGATAATCGAGAATGCGGAAAAGTAGCCGATCACTTTGTAATTCACAAGATAGAAAACGAAATAGCCATTGTTTCCTTCTGTTGCAAATATCATTATGATAAAGTCTATGGACTACGAAAGAAGTAATGTACCCTTCTAGCATGACTCGTGGCAACGTGGTTGCGTCTGACCTATTCACCGTTGACCCAGAAACGGGCAAGGCGCAGTTGCACTTTCACAGGGGACAGATGCAGACATGGGATAGCAAAAAGAGATTTGTTCTGGTGACAGCTGGATCACAATCAGGCAAAACTTCGATGATTCCTTGGTGGTTGTGGCGTGAGATACAGCGACTTGGTGCAGGAGATTACCTAGCTGTTACATCAACCTTTCCACTACTCAATCTTAAGATGTTGCCTGAGTTCTTGCGCGTATTTCAGACTACTCTAAAAGCTGGGCGCTGGTGGGGAGCGAACAAGATATTTGAACTGGCGAACCCAGAGACGGGCAAGGTAGCAGATCGTTCCTCTGACCCGATGTGGGGAAGAATCATTTTCGGTTCAGCCAAGAATGCCGACTCGTTAGAATCCGCCACAGCAAAAGCTGCCGTGCTTGACGAGTGTGGCATGGATAATTTTGGTGTCTCTGCATGGGAAGCAGTGTTGCGCCGTCTCTCCCTTGCAAGAGGACGAGTGTTACTGACCAGTACACTTTACAATTTCGGCTGGATGAAGCAACTTTTATACGATCCGTGGGTACGTGGCGACAGAGATGACATAGACGTAATCCAATTCGAGTCTGTCATGAACCCCATGTTCCCGTCAGAGGAGTTTGAGAGAGCACGGCGAGACTTACCCTCGTGGAAGTTCAATATGCAGTATCGAGGCATCTACGCTCGTCCGGCGGGGATGATCTATGACTCGTTCAACGAAGACCTCTGCAAGTTATCTGAGCCGATGGACATTCCCGGCATCTGGCCGATGTACGTCGGCGTGGACTTTGGCGGGGTACACATGGCGGCGCTATTCACCGCAGAGAACCCAGAGAACGGAGTTCTCTACCACTTCGCAGAGTACCTCGAAGGGGAGAAGTCTATCAAGCAACATGCGGAAGCGTTCCGTAAACTCGTCGGTACTCGTCCCCTAATCTGGGTTGGCGGGGCGAAGCCAGAAGATCAGTGGCGCTACGAGTTTCGTCAACAGGGCATCCCATTAATCCCCCCGCCTATCTCAGATGTAGAGGTAGGTATCTCTCGTGTATACTCCTATCACAAGAACAATAAAATATTTGTCTTTCCTCATCTTCGCAAGTACCTTGACGAGAAGGGACGTTATTCCCGTAAGCTAGACGAATCAAATAGTGCCACTGAGGAGATAGAAAACAAAAACGACTATCACCTCATGGACGCGGAACGGGTCATGGTTGCGGCAATCTACAATCTCCGCAATCGTGTCGGTAGCGAGATACTTCCCCTTCTCTCTCAAGCGTACACCTCGCGTTGGGCGCGGGCACGAGCAGTAGCACAGCCCCTCGGCTACAGTGGCGCAGGCAGAATACAGAGGCACAGAAAGTTTTAGGTGAAACACTATGGCTAGACGCGCAAAGTACAAGCAAGCAATCTTAGACCGTCTCTCTGCTGGCGCAGACCCGCTCATTCTTGCCGCTGAGTTTCCCGTCACTCCGAGTTACATCTATAAGCTCGGCAAGCAAGTTAGGGAAGCGAAGCGGGCTAAGATTGTAGACGCTACTCCCAAGCCTGAGGTTGCCAAGCCCGTTCGCCGCATTGGGCCAATGGCACAGTTCAACTCTGGTCTGTCTGCCGAACGCTTTGCCTCGCACAACTCTACTGTTCCCTCTCCCTATTCTCAACTTGTCGTATCTTCTCTCCGCCGTCACGGGGGAGATGTAGCCGAGGAATATCTACGCGAGTTGCAAGGTTCTCGTGGGGTTCAAATCTACCGCGAGATGGGGAATGACTCAATCATTGCAGCCGTACTCTCCGCAATCAAGATGACTCTACGCCGAGTCCATTGGTACGCCGATAAAAGCCCGAGAAAGGAAAAGAACAAGACAGCCAAGACTGATCCGGACACTGGAGATAAGGACTTGGACTTTCTCGAAACTTGCATGGAAGATATGAGTTTATCTTGGTCAGACTTTATCGATCAAGCCTTATCTATGTTGCAGTATGGCTTTGCTCCGTTTGAGATCGTCTATAAAGCCAGACGTGGCAATATACCTCGGCCCGGCCCACATACATCCCGTTCTCGTTATACGGACGGCAAGGTGGGCTGGAAGAAGTTGGTCTTTATCGGACAGGACACCCTCGTTCCCGGCAACAGTTGGATATTTGACGACGATGGATCACTCAGAGGACTCAATCAGCAACCGCCAATGGGAACAGTGATGAAGATGGCGCATCCGATCGCCGTACCGATTGAGAAGATGATCCTGTTTCGGACGACAATTGAGAGAGACTCACCCGAAGGAAAATCAGTAATACGACCCTGCTATGCCGATTTCTGGTACAAGAAAAACATGGAGGAAATTGAAGCTATTTCTGCTGAACGCCTCGGCAGCGGCTTTCCCGTAATCTACCTCGGAGAGAACGTGGCTAAGGGCGATACTGAGGACTCGGACATCAACGAGTTCAACAAGATCATGCGGAACATCCGAGTGGACGAGCAGATGGGACTCGTCATTCCATTCGCCAAGATGGGACAAGGAATGGCGAGGGAGGGCGAAGGAGTTCTGTTTGAGCTAGTCAGTCCGCCAGCAAAAGGCGGGATAGACTTCGGACAGATCATCCAGCGCCATGAGAAGCGCATGGCAATGGTGGGACTGGCACAGTTTATCCATCTTGGTATGGATCAACAGGGTAGTCAAGCCTTAGCGACTGTGACGACTGACTTTTTCCAACTCGCAGTTTCAGCGTGGGCAGATAGTCTGGAAGATACAATCAACCGCTTCCTCGTAGAACCGTTGATGTTGCTAAACGGAATGAGTACCGAGGATCATCCAGTAATTGATCATGGCGACATCTCTACACCAGACCTCAAGACTGTTGGTGACTACATTAACAAGACCGTCGGCGCACAGGTCATTACCCCCGACGACCATCTTGAAGAAGCCCTACGACGTATCGCTGGCTTCCCAGATAAAGACGATGCTACCGCTCGCCCCGTAATGAACGAGCTTGACGGAGACGGCGGAACGCGCATCTCCCGAAAAGAAAAAGCATCGTCTGCCAACAACCAGCGCAATCAGAGTCCGACCGTAGAGAAGCCACAGGAACCATATAAGCCTGAGGCTAGAAAGCCTATGCGGGCAAGTGAGGACGATATGACACCAGAACAATTCGAGGCTCTAAACACTCGATTTGACAAAATAGAGGCAGCAGTTAGAGATAGTAAGCCTACTGCCTCCGGCGTAGTTATCAATACTCCTGAGGTAAATATTGACTCGGAGATGATAGTCCCTGGCATGGAGAGATTTAAAGAAGGCATCGAGAAATTTGCCGATGCGGTTCATTCCATGACGCCAGTTATCAACGTGCAGGTTCCAACTCAACCAACGCCAATCGTCAACATAACTACGCCTCAGCCAAAGGTTGAAATCAATCTTCCGAAACAAGACCCGCCGAACATTATAGTCAATGTTCCTCCAGCTAATGTTACTGTTGATCTGCCACAAGAGAAAAGTGTCACGCGCAAGGTCAACCGCGATGAGATGGGACGTATTGATAGCGTAACAGAGAAAACGAAATACGGGGAATAAGTTGCACTATCTCTTTCTGGGATTGGTAAATTGGTTATAATGGGCTTGATTGAAATGTTGCTTTTCTCGTGTAGCCCATTCACAGTTATCTGGAGAGTATCCTTTAGAATTGTCGATGCGTTCTATCGAATGTTTCCTAGATGGTCGTTTTCCCATATCGGCAAAGAACATTTCAAAGGAATTTTTCCATCTTTCACAAACAGTAATTCCCTTTCCGCCATACCAGAAATACGATGCCGACTTAGAGTTATAGCATCTAGACTTAATATTTATCCAAGTCCCATATTCTGGAGTTCTGTATCCACCATTCTTGGTATGTCCATGATGGGTAATAGATTCTATGTGTAGACAACCACAACTTCTATGTTTTCCATGAATCAAGTCATAGGGACGTGCAAGACTCTCTTTTCCGCATTCACATTTGCATTTCCAAATGGGTCTTGTTCCGCGCTTGTTATTACGACAAAGTACGGTAAGTCTTCCAAACTTCTTTCCGATCAAATCTTGAAAAGCTGCCATATCAACCTCCAATTATGAGATTGGGGCATTATAACATTATCTGACATGGATATCAAATGGACAATATAACCTTTACAGCTTCCGCAGACTCTACTCCTCCGGCAAACACTGTCGTTGCCACAAAACAGTTCGGCGGCGGAGAACACGCACAGGAGATCATCCTTGCAGACGTGGATGAGAACTTCTTCTCCGCCTCGGGCTTTGGCGCATCGCCTATCGTCACGATAGTCTCAAATCTCCTCTCGGCGTCTATTGCCAGCGGGTCGGTCACAGTAGATAAGATCAATTTACAAATCTCAGCTTCGGTCTCCGGTGGCAGTGTAGCACTTCTGGCCGGAGCGAATGTCTTTGGTTCGGCCAGTGTAATTCAGTCTACCCCGACCGGGATCGGGAACGCATGGCCGATAAAGATTACTGATGGAGTTGACATTGTAGGGATAAACTCCTCTAGTCAACTTCTGGTCGCCGTCGCGGCTGCCAGCGTGAATATCGTAGACACAGCGGGCAATCAATATGGTATCTCAGCGGCTTCCCCGATGTATGTCACCGGCGGAGCGGGCGGAACCAATATTGCTGACGCTGGTGCATTTGCGGAAGGAGTAACGAGTCTCACTCCGGCGGGTGGTGTATACCTTGAGACTACTGCTTCACTTACGGCAAGCCAAGTGGGAATGTTCCGTATCACCGCCAGTCGTGCTCTGCACGTAAACCTGCGCGACGCCAGCGGATTACAACTTGGCGTCACTGGCTCACCGATTGTCGCCACGATTACCTCGGGTACAGTCAACACTATTTCCAACCAGATTTCTGCTAGTGTATCTGGTGGGTCAATCACGGTTGACAAAGTAAACCTTCAAGTTTCAGCCTCCATCTCCTCTGGAACAATTAACACCATCTCTAATCAAGTTTCAGCCTCAATAGGCAGTGGTTCTATTACGGTTGACAAAGTCAATCTTGTGGTTTCTACCTCCGTTATAGGAGGTAGCATTGCTCTGCTTGCTGGCACAAATACTATTGGAGTTGCTTCTGTCATTCAACAGGTAACGAGCGGTTGGAGTCTATCTAGTATCTATAACGTAGTATCAGCGTCTATTAGTAGCGGGTCATTGGGAGGCATTGAGAAAATCAATACTCCTGTCTCAGCCTCAATCTCTAGTGGTTCTCTGGGTACAGTAGAGAAGATCAACACTCCTGTTTCTGCTTCAATTAGCAGTGGCTCTATCACCATTGATAAAGTCAACTTGCAAATCTCAGCCAGCATCGCGGCGGGGACTATCAACAATATCTCTAACCAGATTTCTGCCTCTGTAAGTGCGGGGTCGATTACAGTAGATAAGGTCAATCTTGTAGTTTCTACTTCCGTTGCCGGCGGAAGCGTTGCATTGCTCGCTGGAGTAAATGCTATTGGCATAGCTTCAGTTATACAACAGGTTACTAGCGGTTGGAGTCTGTCTAGTATCTACAATGTGGTATCTGCATCTATTGGAAGCGGATCACTTGGCTCTGTGGAGAAGATAAACACCCCTGTTTCCGCCTCGATCTCTAGTGGTTCTCTAGGAGCGGTAGAGAAGATCAATACACCTATCTCGGCCTCGATCTCGAATGTTGTCGGAGTTAGTGGCTCATTGGGAAGTATAGAGAAGATTAATACCCCTGTTTCGGCTTCCATTAGTAGTGGTTCACTTACCGTTAGCAAGATTGACGATACTGTTTCAGCCTCAATAAGTAGTGGTTCTATCACTGTAGATAAAATTGATCTCCAAGTCTCAGCCAGCATAAGCAATATTGCCTACTCTGATTACACATCCTACTCAGAGGGTGCATCTCCCCTTGTGCCAGTTGGGGGGATGTACTTTGAGACTGCGGCATCTCTGACGGCGTGCCAACTTGGCGTGTTACGAATGACTGCCTCGCGTGCGCTACATGTTAATCTTCGTGATGCAAGTGGTTTACAGCTTGGCGCTATCGGTTCTCCGTTAATCATTTCTGGGTCTATCACGGTTGACAAAGTTGATACTCAAGTTTCGGCCTCCGTTAGTAGTGGATCAATTACAGTTGATAAGGTAAATTTACAGGTATCGGCCTCGGTATCGGGAGGCTCGGTTGCGCTACTTGCTGGAGCAAACAACATAGGTATAGCCTCTGTCATCCAACAAGTGACGGATGGGTGGAGTTTATCCAGTATCTATAATGTAGTTTCAGCGTCTATCGGCAGCGGGTCGTTAGGGAGTGTGGAGAAGATAAACACTCCCGTCTCGGCCTCAATCAGTAGCGGGTCGTTGGGGAGCATTGAGAAAATCAATACTCCTGTGTCGGCCTCTATCTCTAACACGGTTGCGGTAAGCGGTTCTCTCGGCAGCGTAGAAAAAGTCAACACTCCTGTTTCTGCGTCTATCTCTAGTGGCTCCATCACTGTAGATAAGATCAATCTGGGAGTTTCGGCGTCTGTTAGTAGCGGGTCGATCACGGTAGATAAGATTAACCTCGGAGTCTCCGCCAGTATCAGTAATGCTCCCTCGGCTCTCGTTTCTGGTGACTTGGCCCACGACGCGGCAGATGCGGGTAATCCAGTCAAGGTAGGTATTCGTTCTGCCTCGTTTGGGGTAAAGCCAACCGCAGTCGCTCATGCAGACCGTTCTAACTGGTATGGCAATGTTGACGGCATTCCATTCGTTCTCGGTGGGCACATGGCGGCGAGTAGTAAAGAGTTTGCCTTTACCACCGCGCAGAACGATCAAGCATTGTGGGCCGCAAGTACGACCAATAAACTTGTTATCACAAAGGCCGAGGTAACACTGGACGAAGCAGTTACGGTGGGCGTGGGAGTAAGACTTGGCTTTGGGACAAATACTCTTTCTGCATCTGGAACAGGAGGCGCATCGGGATTAGTCTTGTCTCATCCCGGTCTAGTTCCGGGCGGTGGTATCACCATAGGCGACGGGAATGGCATCCTCGGCGCTGGGCTAAACAATGAGGCGATACGCTTTACCTGCGAAGTTCCAACAACAGGAGCGGTCGTTGTGCGCGTAACGTGCTTCGAGATAGTAGCATAATGGCAAAGCCGCGTATCCAAATCTATCTTAGAGACAAACAGCTAGATGGGAAGATCGTCACCAAGCTGTTCTTTGACGATCTATTCAGACGACGCAGTGTATTTGACAAACCCTTCGATTGGACGGAGGACGAAGGTAATTCTATTCTCCATATCCGTTTGAATAGCTTAATTGGTTCAAAAGAAGTATTGCAACTTATCAAAGATAAGATTGCTACATTGTCTCTATCTGTATCGGGAAAGGTAAGTTATCATATCTGCCCACACGATGATCCGCCAGAAGAACAGTATAGTTGCCGAGACGATCCGCGTGCCAAATATGAAGAGATAGAATTCTAATGGCAAGAGATTTTGACGGCGCAAATGATAGTATTGGATTTGGCTCAAATGATACAATTGATGCGTTTACTGCACATACAATATCCCTTTGGATATTTGACGATGCGGGTGTTACAGCTTTCCTTATTGGAAAAGACCGAGGCGCTGCCCAATGGGGGCTTCTCACAACTGGGAATGAATTACGCTATACTCGTGATTTTACTACTACTGATGGTGCATGGGTTTCTCCAGGCAACGGTATGCCTGCTGCCACGTTACATTATATTGTTTTTGTGTACGATGGCACTAGCAGTGCTAACGACCCGACGATCTATATTGATGGCGTTAGTGTAACAGTAACACGTAGCACTGCACCAGACGGAACGGCAGTTTCAGATGCTACGCCCAACTTGATCATGGGCGAGACGGGTGGCGGCGCACAAGACTTCAATGGTAGACTAGGATTCTTAAGTTATATTAATGGCTTGTGGACTGCCGCTCAAGCCAATCGTGCAAGATGGTGGGGTAGACCCGGTGGAGCACAGGCTGTGTATCATCCCCTAGTAACAACTAAACTAACTAATGAGGGTACGGCAACTGCTAATGGAACTGCAACTGGAACAACAGTAGCCAGTTTGCCGCGAGTACAACGCAACTATTGTAGCATGCTAGGTTGTGGCAGGTAATGTATGCCTATATTGCTCTTCCCTCTCGGCGGGCCAAGTCGAGGAGCCCAAGTCGCTCCTCCGACACCAGATGTTACTCCGACGATTTCTACAATCCCCGGTCTTGGACTCCTCGGTCGGCGGCCTCGACGCGGGTTGCAAATTGGAGACATGATAGCCGAGGCCAATCGTATAGAAGATGAGGAAACGTTTATTCTCCTCATGTAAGTCCACATTAGTCACCGAGTATTCGATAAAGTTTGACAACTAGACATAACATGCTACAATGTTCTACTAGATAAAGTAACCCGTCTCGCTAAGTCGCTGTAACATGGGTTGCAACGCATCCTCTCTGGGAGGCTCCGTCATCGTCGGGGAAAACTGATGACGGAGCCTTTTCTTTTTCTTATGACTTACGACTTTTCGTGCAAGACTTGCGGCGTTTCATTCGAGATAACCATGCCCATCTCGGCTTTGAGCCGTGCCAAATGTTCAGCATGTGGCTCGACTGAACTCCGCCGCATTTACTCTATGCCGAAGGTCGTGATTTACAACGAGGATAGGTTCACTCGTCAGTTATCGCCAAAGGGGAAACAGATTTGGGACAAATCGAAACAGCAAATCGGTCTATAGATTCAAGCGACCCATTCTTTGCTTGGCTCAGAGCAAATGAAAGTCGCTTAGGTGAGGCAATTAAGGAATTGGGCGTTAAGGTTACTGACGGGCCGGGATTCTTTGAGAGACTACGCGATACGATTACGTTTGCTCTGATAATGAGAGGAAATCAAAGTGCCGTACAAGATAATGGCAGAGGGTGACAAACATTGTGTGGTCAAGAAGTCAGATGGAAAGAAACTTGGCTGTCACCCAACACGCGAAGCGGCAATGAAACAGATGCAAGCGGTTATGGCAAATGAGTCTATGTCCAATCTAACATGGGTTGATCCGTTCAAGTATGTTGCCGGTGCGCCATTTCGCATCTTCCCAGTAGGCGAGTTCAAGCGAGGGGATAGAACACTCGATCTTACCAAAGAACGCCTCGCGGAGATGAAGTCAAACTATGAGGCCAATCGGCCTCGTTGGAAAGCTCCTATCTATGGGGGACACCCAACTGAGACACAGCCCGATCCGCCAAAGTTGGGCAACGTATCCAGTCTTGAACTTCGGGATGATGGACTCTATGCTTTACCAGAATACAACGATAGTGGAACAAGGCTGATTAGCGATGAGTCTTACCAATATGTTTCTCCTGGTGTGTTGTGGAAACTGGCCGGTGCTGCGTATACAGACGAGCAGGGGAATGAATTTGACAATGTACTAGATCACCTGGCTTTGACAAATCGCCCATATTTTGGAAGTAAAACTGCATTGTTTAGTTCGGACGAATCCTTAGCACGGGAGGGAAATCTAATCACTGACATTCTATCTGAGGTCAAATCTAGCATTACCGAATTATTCAAAGACTTCAAATCAGAAGTCAAAGTAAAGGAAAAGGAGAGTGAAACAATGACCGAACCTATTGTCAAGGTCGAGGACTTCAACGCTCTAAAGACTCAGATGGAAACGCTGTCTGCGGAGCGCAAGGCCGAGGCTGAGAAGTTCGCGGCTGAACTGGCGACGGCGAAAGTTCGCGCCGATACCCTCGAAGCCGAGAACAAGAAACAGTCGGAGAAACTGGCCGAGACTGTCAAGGCGCGTCGGCTCGACTTGCTCAAGACGCAAGCAGATACGTTTGCTCACCTGCCGATTGAGCGCGACGAGTTTGCCGAGAAGTTCTATGTGCTTGAGACTTCTTTGCCAGAAGATGCAAAGTGGTTTATCGAGAAGTTTGCTAACTTCGAGACCTTGCTTGCCCAAGCGTCTCTGTTCTCGCAGATAGCTCGTCCTAACGCTAAAGTTGGCGTTGAAACTCTAGAGTCTATCACCGAGAAAGTTCTGACAGAGAAGTTTGACGGCGACCGCTCGAAGTATAGCGAAGCCTTTATCGCGGCGGGCCAACTGCGCCCCGATCTAGCTCAGACTCGACAGAATGCCCGATAAGAGGAGATGAACAATGGCTAACTATCGCACGGGAATTGACGTTCCTTTTATCGCTGGCGTAGACCTGACCGCTAAACAATATTACTGGGTTGCTCCCGGTAGCATTGCGGGCGAGGTCATCGTAGCTGTCGGGCCGAGTGGTAATCCGTGGCCCATTGGCCTGTTGCAGAATACACCCTCTTCGGGCCAAGAAGCAACGGTTCGCGTCTTAGGCTTTTCAAAGGCAGTTGTGGAAGCAAATGCTTGTTCCCACCGATGGGGCGCATGGCTCGTTTGTGCGTCAGACGGTCAGACTGAACCAGCCGCAACTGCTGCTGAGGGAGTGACCGCTCATGGTGGTTCTCCGATTGCCGCGCGATACATGGACAGTGGCACGGTTTCTAGCGGCTCGGCTATCGCACAAGTTCAAATCTTCTTCAAGATAGAAGGCGTGTGCGGTTTCATGCCCGCATCATAAGGATAAGGAGATAAACGATGCCTAGCCCAACTCAACAGCAAGTGCATGTCGATCAGCCGCTTACAAATATCAGCATTGCCTATCGTAATGCGGCCTACATTGCGGAGCAGGTGTTCCCCAATGTGTCAGTGCAGAAGCAGACTGACAAATACTTTACCTTCAATAAGGCTGACTGGTATCGGGACGAGGCTGGCCCTCGTGCCCCCGGTACACGAGCACCACGGGTAGAGTACGGTATCTCGACCAGCAACTATCTGTGCTTCCCGTGGGCGGCTGGAAAGCCCCTGCCGGATGAGACAGTAGACAACTCTGATAACCCCCTTCGACCAGAGATGGAGGCGACAGAGTTTGTCACCGAGAAACTGTTCTTGAAGAAAGAAATTCTCGTATCGGATGATGCCTTTGGTACAGGTTGGTCGTCTTCAGCCACTCCTGCAACATTGTGGTCGAATGACACCAGCGACCCAATCGGGGACGTAAACTTGGCCGTGGACACCGTAGCTCAGGCTATCGGGCGCGAACCAAACAAGGGAGTCGTCGGGCGCGGTTTGTGGCGGCACGTGGTGAAGCATCCAGACCTGATCGACCGTATCAAGGGCGCGGCTGGCCCAGGCAGTCCCGCCATCTTGACCAAGCAGGCTATCGCAGCCTTGTTTGAACTAGAGACTATCCTAGTTGGAACAGCGGTCAAGGAAACTGGCGCAGAGGGCGCAACCTCGTCACGCTCGAACGTCTGGGGCAATCACTTGCTCGTTGCATATGTGACAAGTTCTCCGGCTCTGATGACTGCCACTGCGGGTTACGTGTTCACCTGGAAAACCCGTGTAGTGGAACGCTTCCGCGAAGATCAGGAGAAGCAGTGGATCATTACTTGCGAGGAGAATTTTGACTCGAAGGTAACGGCGAGCGATGCGGCATATTTAATAAAGAGCGCCGCGTGAGTTGCGTAGTACAATAATATCCACAAATGGGTATGTAGCCGCCTCGCGGTTCTTCGGCCTCTTACCCGAGGCGGCTCTACCACTAGCAACTTCGATTGTACTATCTCTCGCGCAAGCGAGATGCGATGCGTGACAATCGAATACAAGTGAGACGCATCAACAAGGAGTAATCTCAATGCCTGCACAAAAAGATCGTAGACAACAGAACTTTGTCTCTCGCGTTCGAGTTGGCGGAGTCGGCGCTTCTGGGGCGTACACTCAGCTTGATGGTACGAACAATGGCTGGCTGACCACCACGGGTTGTGCGAGAGCGTATAAAGAAATCTATCTTGGGCCAGTGGCTTTCAATGTCCAGACGGCGAACGCCTCTGGTGTCGGCGCGTCGGGCGTACTTGGCGCGTGTAATTCTGGCTCGTTGTTCTCGTCATGCGTGACGTTTGACATCACCGGATCGGCGTTCACTATCTTTGCGGCTGGTTCGGATATGGGTGTCCCAGCACTAAACATGGGTGTAGGGGCGTCTCCGGCCAGTCCGTTAACTGCAATAGCCTTCTTCCCCAAGCCTCTCGATGTCGATACCACTGGTTCACTTACCGCCTATATAGAGTGGACAAGTGGACAGACGCCGACCACGACCGGCTCGAAGATAGCTTTCCAAGTTGCGCTTGGGTACCTCGGAGGCTTTGCCACTACGCCATGTGCGGTAAGGACTGCGGCCTCAGTAGGCGGTGTGGGTGTAGCTTCGTACAACGGAACAGCTTGTGGCTTGTTCCAAAGCACGTGTGTGGGCAAACTCCCCTCGTTTTCCGCTTCCGACAGTGCTGGTATCTTGGCGCTACAAATCGGAGCATCGGCGGGCGCGGATAGCGGTAAGTTGCCCACGGCTTGTACGTTCGTTCTCAACGTTCGTTTACGCTACTTGAGCAATGCGCGTGGCGTACAATCTACTGAGTAAGCACTGCGATACAAATGAGTGAGTCTAGTCCCCAAAACTAGACTCACTCTCTCCGCAGATGGAGGCTATATGGCAATCACACTAAGGGTTCCCTCAAGTGGTTCTCAGACAACTGTATCTGGCTCATTACCTAACAGCACTTGTCGGGATGTATGGTTAGGCTTCACGACTCCACCAACTTCCAGCGGCAGTGTTACATACTTCTGGGGCGCAAGTGAAGTCGCCGGCAGTATCATGATGTCTATTGTATCTTCCCCTATGACGTTCACGCTTTTCCCGTATCCCATCCATCAGGCACAGAGTTTAGGCATCTTCGCTGGATGTATCAGTGGCGGGAGCGCATTCTGGATGTTCGGCAACCAGAATAAATAAGAGGCTTCTATGCCCGGAACAGTTAGAGGTCGTTCCTACCTCGAAAGCCAATACGCAACCGGAGATCGTCCCACGGCAACAGACTTTGCTGACTTGTTTGCCTCGTTTGTTTCCACGAATGACGCTGATGAATCACCGTCTATCCTCGGTGCGAAGCGATTTGCCGGAAGCATTGTAGTTACTGGCAGTTTGATTACTGGCGGTGCGGCAAGCATAGCTGGTAGCTTGCTCGTCAATGGAGCGATAGATCATACCGCCGGCAGTGTAAAACTCTCCGGTTGTTCACTCCGAGTAACGACAAAGGGAAATCTCCTCGTTGGCGTTGCGACAGAACCTACTACTGGTTCTCCAGTAATGATCTTCGCGCAACAGACTCCTGCTGATACTGACCCGACTGGGCTACCCTCCAATACGGCAGGACTGTACGCTAAGAATGTCACTGCAACGGCAGAACTATTTACCATAGACGAGGCGGGAAATGTTACTCAGCAGACGCCACACTCCTTTACTCTATTTACTCCAAAGAAAGAATATGAGTTTCCCTACGTTTATCGTTCCAAAAACGCATATCTTGGCCTAGAGATAGAAGTAGATATGTACGGTCTGATACGAGCAGTGGAGAAATTATCAGGACAACAATTTATCTATCTGCGACAGTTACCCGAGAGTGAAGTAGAAACATGGGATAGAGAAAAACCCATGCCAGAATGGATACGTGAGAGAATAGAGAAGGAGTAAAGCTGTGGCCTATGCAAGTCCGTCTGATGTTTCGATCCTCACCCGATCTCTAACTTCCAACTCGGCCTTTACTGGCGACACTAACCCCGCCTCGGCAGACGTAGCCACATGGCTTTCCTCAGGATGTGCTATAATAGAGTCGCGCATCGGTTCAAGAGGCTATGGCGCGATACCCATTACGTCCCCCGCATACGACTTCGCTCGACAGGCCAACGCTTTTTACGCAGCGTGGTTGGCAGAGCTTTCTATCATCTCTGCCCGAGTTAGCCGAGATGAGAACACCCGCGATGACAGGTTCAAACGCGCCTTTGAAACTCAGATGCAGATGTTAGATAGATTAGACTTGTCCAGACTGGGCGTGACGAGGAGTAGGCACTCGCCGTTTCCCTATGCGGGTGGAATACTACAAAGTAATAAGGACGAGAACGAGGCGGATACAGATATTGTTCAGAGTCGTTTCAAGAAGGGCCAGTTCCGAAATCCAGAAGCGGGAGAACCGTTGGGGACGAGTTCGAGTTAGATTCTATGCCTTGATAAACCTCAATAGTCAATGACTAAATCTGAGAATAGAGAGGGGGTGGTCAAAGATGTCTACAGTTTCACGAAGTCAAGGAATGCACATAGCACATTTATATGCAGACAGTGACAGTGAGTGGAACTGTTCTTGAATTTGAGTGGAGATGTCATATTCCCTCAAATGCTATGAACAGTGAACACGAGGCGGGCAGAACACCACATACAATGCAACTAATCTATCTGCCCTCCGCATTAGATTTCCACCATCCATCGGTTCAGCAAATACTTGGCAAGGCTGATGTTTTAGCTTTCCAGAGAAACGTCATTACTCCCGACGTGCATGACGCAATGCGATATTGGCGTGCCCTTGGCAAAATCGTTACTGTAGACCTCTGTAGCGGCGATGACGGGTATGATTATTTGCCGCCTTCTAATCCAGCGCATAATTATTGGATACGGAATAAGGGAGGAATGGAAATTGAACCAGTCGAGGCATTAGCCGAGGGACTTCGTTCTGCTGATGCGCTGACTTCACCCTCTAAAGTTCTCTTGGCGGATTGGGAGCACATCGTTCCCGGTTTCTGGATACCGAACTATCCTCGTGGCGAGTGGTATGCTAAAGCTAACCCTAAACCCGTTGGCGCAAAGGATATAGTCTTTGGCTACAGAGAGATAGAGAACGAGGGTGTCAAGGGGATAAACTTTGAGGGTCACTTTGTCGAGGGAACCGAGGGGTTGATCTATCTCGGCTGGGGCGGGAGCATCAGCCATGTAGACAGTTGGATTTACTCTGGCGCGATAGAGGCGTTGGATAAGATTTTCGAGAAGCATCCCAACGTGAGATTGAAGTTCTGCGGCCATGAGACGCGGTTGGATTACATCATCAACCGTTGGGGAGATAAGGTAGTTAGACAGAGTGGGGTGAAGCCGGAACATTGGCCGTTTGTAGTAAGCACATTTGACTTAGGACTCGCGCCACTAGATATGCGGCCCGTACCAGAGGAGATGGGACATGGTAAGAACCCAAAGCAACGGAAATACAGTTACGATGAGCGTAGATCATGGCTTAAAGGTGTGGAGTATCTATGCGCGGGTGTGCCGTGGCTTGGAACTCGAAGTGCAACTTATAACGAGTTATCCCGACATGGAACGATAGTTGAAAACGAAAACGATCTCAGCCAAGACGAACGTACTGCCAACTGGTACAAAGCCCTTGACTTAGCTATTACTAACATCATCGCTAGAAAGACTCTTGCCTCCGAGAAGAAGAAATGGGCCTTGAAGAAGTGGTCAATGGAGGCTAATGTGCAACAGTACGCTGAGACATTTGAGCGGATCGGGAATGTCAAGAAAGCAAAAGGCAGTGGAAGTCTGCCAAACATATTTTGGAACAGGCGAGTAGAGGCTACGGTAAATGCTTGATATTGATCCTGCTGAATACATCGCTCGCAACTGGTACATTGGAATGAACTTGATCTATGTCGGAGTAGACTTCGGCAAGTGCATGGAATACGACACTCTCCAAGTAATAAACAGATCAATATTGAGTCTTAGAGAGAATCCCATTTTGAGCGGAAATCAACAAAGCGATGATGATAAACACATAAAGGAATAACATCCATTCTATGTTTTTTATCATAGCCAAGATAGTGATGATATTCCATTTTGCCTCGACACTCATCGTCTTTTAGAAGGCATATCTGTGTCTTGGCAGAGAGAAATTTTCCGCGAATTACTTGTCTATTCAAGTAATTTCTTGCTGATATTTTAGCATAGTCTTTAGTATAGTTTCTGGCTCGTATAGCTAGATGTTCTTTCTTATGATTCTTTCTAAACTCTCTAGAGCGCATTCGTCTTTTGGAAAGAAACTTTTCCGTTCGCCGGTATTCTCGCATACAAAACTTACATTGGTGCGTCACGCCAAGCCTTCCAACCTTTGAATTATAGAATTGACTAAGTTCTTTTTCTACTTTACAATGTGAACATACTTTGGTTTTCATAAAGAAATTCCCCATCAGTCTGTGAGTTTGTTGTCTAGGCAAACCCGCCGATGGGGAATGAATCCCAATCTTATCACAGATTCAGATTTGCCTAGACGGGAGTATTATATCATAGATGGAAGAACAGAGGCCAGTTCTATTAATGTCGGGGAATCACACGACTCAATCCCTGTGGAAGCCCCTAGCTGAACACTTTGACATCTGCCTCATCCATCCGCAGATGTCGCAGATGATGACCGACATGAATATCCTCGGCGGGTATGGAATACAGAAATATATGAGCGCCGAGGTGCAAGAGACAGCAATAAATATAGCATATGCTCTAGCTGCTAGACTACACGAACCAGATAGAGCAGACGAGCTAACGAGACACATTGCCGAAGCGTTCAACGGCTCGACTATTCCAACCAACCTTCAATCACCACAAGTCAACGAGTGGTGGCCGGGGATGTTGGGGGAGCGAGTACGAAACTCGATGGCGGTAATCGGGATGCTAGAGACGGCAGTCAAAGATAGGAAGATTTCTGGTAATCATTAGCATGAGGATGTAACGCCGGACGCACGAGCAATTGTCATGTTCTGCAAGGCGCAAGGGATACCGACAATACACATCCCTCATGCTAATGATTGGTATGTTGGAGAGAAGTGGGACATTCATACGGAGTGTATCTCGGACTACATCCTCGCGGCAGGAGTATACATGAAAGACTGGTATACTAGGTGGGGGTATAATCCAGAGAGGATACGAGTGGTGGGTGTACCGCAGTGGGACTCATTCTACGGCGACTTGGGCCGACCGAGAAGAAGCGAGTCGCGGAGAGCACTAGGGATAAAGACGGATGATGAGACTGTTCTAGTCTATGCTTCAAGTTGGGCACAGTTGACAAGTGCGCGTGGCGAGTTCAACAAGGAATTTGAGAATAGTTTGCGGATGATGATCGAGACAGCGAAGGAGTTGCCCGCTACGCTAGTTATCAAGATGCACCCAGGAGAACCAGCTAATCAAGAGCAGATATACTTGAAGGCGCTCAAGGACAATAACCTAGAGGGGTGTGTGACAAGAATGTTCAATCAGTACATTCTGGCAGCGACAGATGTGCTTGTGGCGCATGGGCCGAGTAACATATGTTGTCACGCAGCAGCTTGGAATGTACCAAGTTGTTACATCCCAACCGAGGATTATGCGTTTCCCTTACCCGGCCCGGTGATGGCAGGAGATAATACGACTTACGCGGCTAGACTAGCAATGAAATTAGATGCGACAAAGACGTGGGAACCGTTTGCGAAACTGTCCAATGATGCTCACCCTGAGGGGAATGCTTGTGAGAGGATTGTAAAGGAAGTCATGGAGATTTGTCTATAGATGGTTCAGATCATAGTTGATACCAAAGAGATAGCTAGAGTTATCTCCAATATGGGACGAGTCAATCAATGGCTTCCGCCAACCATCGACAAGGAAATGAGACTTCTTGGTGGTAAGGTCGTTCCAATCATGAAATCTGTTCTACGCCCGAGACGCTACACTGGCACATTAGAAGATAGTGTCAACTGGAGTTACGACTTAGCACTAAGGCAACTATCTATCGGGCCATATGCCAAGAGGGGAAACTACGACGCTGGCATGATTGCACAAACAGGAACGAGGCCGATAAAGAATGTTCCGTGGAAACCTCTATTTGCTTGGGCAAGTAAAAGAAGCAATACTCCTAGAGCACTAGCTAGTCACGCCAGAAAAGTAATAGCCTTACACGGGGTAAAGAAAGCTCCTTTCCTAATGGAGACTATGAACCAAGCGAGTTTCCAGATGGCGTTGGAAGATACGGCGAATAGACTCGGAGTAAGTATTGCGGCGCAAGCTATTGCGGGTAAGGACGTGATTGGGGTAGCGGCAACGCAATGAGTATTACCACTGTTCGCAATGCTACCTATTCTCTGCTTACATCCTGCGGCCCTTGGTTGGCTAAAGAAGTCAGTAGTTGTGACTACGGAATCCTCGCAGGCGTTACAGGTTGCGCACTAATCTTTCATCCAGACGGAGATAGCACGGTTGAACAACTGGGCTTTGCGGGAAATGCTCAAGCAGGCGATCAACTCAACACTTGGAACTTTCGCGGCAATCTGTTTATCAAATTCACTGGAAATGCGCCGTGTATGCTAAGTAGAGTCTATCAAGGTATAGATGACGTGCAACAGACATTCGCCAAGAGCGAGAAAGGGGAAGGGACTACAGCGAGTATGCTGAGATTGACAGGATTCAACTATAACATAGACGCTGGCTTCGATCTCGATGGAGTTGAGTTTGGTTTGCTGACATTCTCTTTCCAAGAACAGGAGATTGACCGAGGCGGATAAACTTACTTACTATGGTATAATCTAGTATTAGCGTCCCGCGTTCTCGGCGGGATTGTCGGAGTAAATGCGCCCGAAGTTTGGGCGCATTTTTATTTGAGGAGATAAAGAACAATGTCACAAATAAACGGTTTCAATATGACTGTGCATTTCTTCCCGGATAGTGCTGCATCGGTCAACCTCACGGGGGACTTGACCTCAGCGGCACTGCGTTGGGATAGAGCCAATCAGGACGTGACCACATTTGGAGCGCCGTACACGGTCGAGCGCCTTGCTGGTCTAAGAGACTGGTCAATGGACTTTGCCGGGATATGGAACAGTGGCACGGCAACGATTGTCCCGGAAGGCGTATTCGTAACCGAGATGGCGGGGTCAAAGAATGGATTGATCCTTATTTGTCCAGCCAGCATCACGGGTTCGCCAATCTATTCCGGTTGCGGTCTGCTGACCAACTTCTCCATCACTGGCCCGCTGACCGGCCCAACGGCAATATCGTTCTCGTTGCAAGCTGCCGCTGGTTCACTAACCCGAGGAACTGTAGCGTAATTCAAGAAAGAGGCCAAAAACTATGACGGACATCAAACGCCTACTCAGCGAGGACGGCGAAGCTTGGGTTGTATTTAAGCCGAGTGGCTATCCGTTCAAGCTGAGGAAACAACTCAAAGAGGCAAACAATGATGAGGCGGTGTTAGCACTCGTCCTGCCGTATGTTGTTAGTATCCATATTCCGACTATCGGTGGAACCGTGTTAGATAAACTGACTTCAGTAGACGATCTGGCCGATGTGGAGGAACGCACCGCTGCTCAGATTATCTACCAGTTCTACGAGTTTCGCGGAGAACGTAACTACGCCCCTATTCCAAAAAACTCCTCGCCGCCCTCGCAAGATACCTAAGAGGCGAGGGCGGCCTGCCCCCCGAAGTAACTGAGGGCGACATCTGCGAGAGGTTCGGCTGGACGTTTACGGAGCTAGACGAACAGGACGAGGATAGAATAAACCTTATGTACAGCTTGCAGAACGTCCGAGACAGAATTGACCGCATCAAGGCTTGGTTAGGCTCTATTGGAAAGACTCCAATTGACGCTACCGATATGAAACTATATAAGAAGATAGTGGACGCTGAGAGAGAAATAGATTAATGTCAACGACTACTGCTACTCTTCTTGTTAAAATCAAGACTGAAGGTGAAGCACAATTAGCTGCTGTCTCTAATACAATCAAGAAGTCTCTTGGTGATACGGTAACTTCGGTGAAGCAAGTAAGCGATACTACAGACAAATCGAGTGGTAGTTTCCGTCTATTCGGAATTAATGTTGTAGATGTAGCCGCAAAGTTATATCTATTTCAGGTTGGGGCCAGAAACTTAATAGGAGCAATAGAGGGATTATTCAAACTAGGCGAACTTGGCGCGAAGGTAACGCAAACTGGTGAGAGTTTCAATTTCCTCATGCAGAGAATGGGTATCAGCCTAGACATAATGGATAAGTTGCGTGAGGCTTCTGGTGGACTTGCAACAGACTACGAAACTCAGCTAAGAGTACAAAGACTGGTAGCTGGACAAACAGAAGAAGTTGGGCGAGCAATGGCATTAGCCTCCCCGACATTGATTGAAATGGCGCGAGCAGCAGTAAAGTTAGACCCAAGTATCAAGTCAGTAGATTTTGCAATGGAGAGCTTATCTACTGGTATCAAGCGTCAGTCAGTGCGATGGGTAGACAACCTAAACATCATCGTTCGGTCTGGAGTGGCAAATGAGGCTTATGCTAAAACAATTGGAAAGAATGTTGCTGATCTAAATGAAGAAGAAAAGCAGTTGGCTTATCTCAACGCCGTATTGGAAGGACACGATAGGCTTCTGGCGCAAGTCGGCGGGAACGTCGAGAGCCTAACAGACGACTATGGAAAACTCCGAGTAAATGTAGAAGAAGGAAGAGAATCAATAGCACAATTTACCGATCAAGCAATTAGGCCACTAATACGAAGTTTGAATGAAGCCTCTGATTCATTTGATACATTTCTAAAGACTGGAAAGGAACCTAGTACCGTTTCTAATTTCTGGTTTGATCCTAAATGGTGGAAATTTCTTGGCGCCACATGGGAAGAGGTTGCTCCCAAGCTATTAAAATTCAACTATATTCTAGGTGATGCAATAACTCCCTCAACTCACTACGTAAAGACACTAGAACGAGCAGGAATAATACTTAGAGACTTCTCTGATGAAACCGATAGATTAGCAAATGCAACTTCTAGTTTAGTAGAAGAGCTAAACAGTGGTTCCTACGCTGTAGATGAATATGCCTCAAAATGGAACGACGCAATAGGTACTTTTGGTGAGAAGTATGTCAAGGGTCAACAGAAACTCCTTGAGGGAACTGCCGACATCAGCCAGAGGCTCATTGACGAAGCCACAAACTTCCAAGACAGAGTTACCCAAATACATGATGATGCCGCCCGACGGCGTATCGAGATTGACACAAACTTCAATCAGCAATCAGAGGATTTGAACGAGAAATACTACACCAATCGCGCCGATCTTGAAATGAAACTTCATAGACTCAAGCAAGAGTTAGGCCTTGAAGCAACGCTGACAACTGACGCAGCGAAACAATTGAAGCAATTCCAAGATGCCTTAACGCAGATTGAGGCAGGTGGCAATGCTCCAGCGGGACTGTCTACTATTCTCGGATTAGGCGGAGCAAGTACAATTGAACGTTTAAAGCCAGTATTGATAGAAAGAATTGCTCAACTGCAACAGATAGTCACTGATGAACAGAACAAAGCTAGAGTCAAGATAATTGAAGACGAGATTGCCTCACTCGATGCAAGACATAAGAAGGAGATGGATCGTCTTGTAACAAACGAAGCTGAGAAATTAGCTGAAATATCAGCCTCGGAGGAAAGAGCGACTCAGAAGGCAAGCGACGAATCGGGCAAGCGTATCAAGAAGGCCATAGACGATCTGCAAGAACTCAAGAAGTCCGTCAAGGAGGACTTCGAGATGGCTTGGATTAACGCGCTAGACTCAGTAACAACAAAGGGTAGCGAACTAGATAGA